GTTCTGCCTTTGGTCATTGGTCACCTGCCTTACGTGCTGGGGTAACTTATTGATCGTCAGACACGGTCTGGCGTTGATTGTTTGGCCTTGCACAGACCCACGGGTTGCCAACACATCTGCTGGCCATTGCCAGCGGTTGTCAGGCGAGCCAGCGTAGAACTTCAAGTCGTCAATCTCATCTTCACGACTTTCAGACAGCGCGCCAATGGCCATGTCCAAACGCGAGCGAGCAGTCGCTAAGACACTAGACGTCGTGTCCTTTTGCTTACCGCCGTTGGCCACAGCACCTGCTGCGGCAATGCCTGTGTAATCCATTATTTCTTCTTCGCAGTCTTAGCTGAGTCTTTAAAATCTTTAGTCGCCATTTTATGATCCCATCCATGATGCGTTGACCCCACTGCCCTGCGAGTTTACGCGGCGGGTTGGCTCAACATATTGCCGATGCGCTACAGGAAATGCAAATGTAACAGCAATTGCGTCGGCAGCATCAGGGGACGCTAGCCCACGCGATTTCATGTCTTTCTTGCTTTCCAAAAAAATTGTTCCACGTGAATCAGGCTTCATCATAGGCGAAATCAGATCAGTTTTCAAGAACCTATCGTTTGGAATCGCCGCCGTCTTCAGCCATTCGCGCATGTCACCCCACATCTGCGCACGCATATTGCCGTACATGATCGGGTTCTTGGCCTTGTTTCCAAAGTTCACGCCCTTGATTTTGTACCGTTGTTCCTTCAACCGATCCACAATCCCCGCGCCCAACCCACCTTCGTCAATCACAACTAGCGTCGGCTTGAACTCATCAATCGCTTCGATCACGTGCCCCACCACCGTCATGGTGTCGTCGCCCCTGTGCCGCATGATCTTCACGATGTCCCGCCCCTGCCGCACCGCAATGACCGTGGCGTCCGCTCCGAACCGTGCGGGGTCTACGCCGATCACAATTGGTGCTGACTGATCCTGATATTTTGTACGTTTCATCGCGTCGTCCACGATGTCAGCCCCAATGAACTGATCGTCGCCCGCGTTGGGGAACTGACCGTACACCTCAACGTGCGCCTGCGCCGAATCTGGCCCATATTCATCAATAATCCGCTGATAGACCGCCTTGTCGGTGCCCTCGACCGTGCGGGCGTCCACTACCCTTGTGCGCCAGAACTCGCGTTTACTGTTAAACGCTTCGTAGAAGTACCCGGTGTTGCGCCGTGGGTTGGAAAACGCCAACCAAAAGCGATTTGGCGTGTTTTCTGTAAAAAAACCACCCGTCACCGCCCAAATTGAATCGTCAATACCAGATGCCTCGTCAAAAACCACCAGCACACCGTCGAAATTGTGCACACCCGCGTACGCGTCGGGGTTTTCCGCTGACCATAAGCGTCCCTCGACGCCCCAGTAGCGGGTGCCCTTTTTCAAATCACGCTCCACAAGCTCAGTTAGCCACTTTGCCGGCATTACTCTAGTCGCCGACACCTCAAACCAGTGGCTGTTGATCGACATCGCTAGCCATTTTGTGATCTCGGCCCAGGTGATGGATCTGAGCTGGGATTCGGAGTTGGCCGAAATGATAGTCGTCGAGCCAATCCTTGTTGACGCCATCCAAATTGTTATCCATGACACTAAAGCTGACTTACCAATACCACGGCCAGACGAGATTGCCTCTTGCAATACGTCAAAGTCCATCTTGCCTTGGTTGAGTCGAATGTGCTCGGCCACATCTAGCAGCACCTCGCGCTGCCATTTGCGCGGGCCTTGAAAGTTTTCTAGCGGTGTGCCCTTGACACCCCAAGGAAACGCAAACATTACAAACGCCAGCGGGTTGTCCTTGATCGCCGGACTCCAAAGCCTGGCCATCAATTCCTGTTCGTCTTCAGCGCTGTAGATGGTGTTCTGCATTTACTGTCTTTAATGTAGGGCTCGGCTCGTTGGCAATTACATCAATAACCCGTGACTCAGCTTGGCGCAATGCGCCGATGATTGATATGCGTTGGTCGACATCTATGCTGATGGACTGCTTGGCCACCCAGCCGTGTGAGTGCTGCAGGATCGCCAACGCTGCTTTGGCGTCGCCTTCGGTTGCTGCCTTGTGCAAGCACTTGGACATTTCCAATTCGCCGTCGGCTTTGCCTTTGAGCGCCGCCATGTCCGCTATTGGATCCAACTCGCACAGTTGCCGGTACTCGGTAGGCAACATGCCGGACGCTAAGGCTAAAGCGTCGCCTTTGAGGCCAAGCTTGGCGGCCTCGTAGATTTTGTTTAACCGCGCTTCGGTTGCAACAATCTTGCGCGGCTCAAATGGAAGACTGTGGAACATAAATGGAATATACCAAATAAATGCTGGCGCAGGGAGTTCTGAAAATACAAAGTCAAGGAGCTATGGTCAATCCAGTTGCTATGCGCCAGCGATTGAAATATATCAGCCTGTGGGTCATGTGGGCTAAAAAATAAAAAAAAATTGTTCACGAACCCTACGTCCACGTGGCCACCAGGCCGCCGGCCCTACCCCCACCCCCTAAGTTAGTGAGCACTTACATACAGTCCCTAAGTTAGTGAGTGCTAACTAACATCTGCAAGTTAGTGGCTACTAACTTAGGCGAAGTGAGCACTCACTAACTTAGCCTGGCGAAGTGAACACACACTAACTTGCCGCATGTTAGTGGGTACTAACTTGCCGCATGTTAGTGGGTACTAACTTGGGTATGTTAGTGGGTACTAACTTGGGTATGTTAGTGGGTACTAACTTGGGTATGTTAGTGGGTACTAACATGGCCATTTGGCCATAGGGATATAGTTATCAAAACAATAATGTAGGCAATGTAGGCAATGTTGTCATCCGTTTTTAGTCGCTGGCCAAACGTGCATGCATACCTATCTAGTAGCTATATAGTATTACATTTTTAAAGTCCTTTACATATACCCTAAAAAATGACAATATGACCCACAAATAGGTTTTTAACCCCGTATTTATTGACTTTTTTGTAGGTCATTTCGCGGCCGTGTCAACTGCCCACACAATACCCAAACTGCCCACACAAAATAGGGTAAACACCTAGAAAATAATTGTTGACAATTGCAAGGCAATGCCTTACATTATGTGTGTGGGCGCGAAATGACCCACACAATCAACTAACCTAAACGAAAGTAAAACCATGACCGACACTAAAAAAACACTGACAACCGCGCATAAAAACTTTGCAAAATATCCCAGCGCCACACACTGGCGCGCGCTTGAATCGGCCATGCTCGCACATCAGGCCGCGTGGCAAGCCACACAATCAATCAAAATCAACTAAACGAAAGTAAAACCATGCAAGTACACCTCACACTAAAAAGCGCCAATGCCAAAACCGGCCCGATCCCAGTGTCAACCACCGAGCAAGCCAGCTGCCCCGACGATTGCACAATGAAAAAAGAGTGTTACGCGAAAAGCGGCCCGCTGGCTCTGCACTGGGCCGCCGTGTCAAACGGCACACGCGGCACATCGTGGGGTCAATTCTGCGACACCGTGGCCGCGCTGCCCGCTGGCCAATTGTGGCGCCACAATCAAGCGGGCGATCTGCCCGTGGCCGGTGGCACCGTCGACGCGGTAAAGCTGGGCCAGCTGGTGGCCGCGAATGCTGGCCGTCGCGGGTTTACCTATTCACACCACCGCGACGCGGCCAGCATCGCATGGATCCGCCACGCTAATCAATGGGGTTTTACCGTCAACCTATCGGCCAATGACCTAAACGACGCCGACATGCTGGCCGATCATGCCGCTGGGCCCGTCGTCGTCGTTTTACCGTCAACCACCACCCAAAACACCACTACACCGGCCGGCCGCGCGGTGGTTATCTGCCCAGCAACGCAACGCGACGATGTGAGCTGTGCCACGTGTCAGCTGTGCCAGCGCCAGCGCGCGGCCATTGTCGGTTTTCCCGCGCACGGTACACGTAAGCGTGTGATAGATATTAAGCTGGCCGCGTAAGGGGTAAACCATGCAAAACATTTTCCCAAAATTTGACGCGCATGCGGCCGTCGATTGTTTTCACTGTGACGCGCCGATCGGCCATGAAAAGCCATTATTTTATGGTTTTCCACGTGGTGCCTATGGCCTATGGTGCGAGACGTGCAAGCTCCGCACGTACTATGACACGGCTGACACGTCAATAAAATTTGACAAAAAGGGCGACCCGTTGCCCGTGACGTGCGATTGTGGCTGCACCATACCGCGCGATCAATGGGACGCGTCCGAGGGCTGGCCACGTTGCCCACAGTGTCAATATATTTAATGCCCGACTGTATGCGGCCACACCGGCCGCATGCGGGCGCGTATTGCGTCGATTAACTAACCGAAAGTAAACCATGGCCTACACACTGAAGAGATCAATCAACGGATTGACGCACGAAGATATCAAACGGATATATGACAATAACCCGAATATGACTCTGCGGGAATTGTCTAATATCACGGGTTACGCTGTGCCGTTCCTTAAAAAATTACTTTTAGGGGCCGCGTAATGACAATCAAAACAATGATCGCAAAATACCCTGGGCGCTGCAGCCGGACCGGTGCACCGATTCGACCAGGCGATGAAATAGCATTCGATACGGCCACGCGCCGCGCATGGATCACGGACGAAGATGATCGGCCGCGCACGTACCGGTCGGACGTTTTTCAGATCGGTGGCCATGAATACTACCAAAACAAAAACGGCCGGTGTATCGACGCGCCATGCTGCGGGTGCTGCTCATGACCTACTACCAAAGCAAAGCGGCCGCGCAAGCGCTCGCGGATGAGTTAACCATGCAAGACCGCGACGCGTGGCGGTATGAGGTGCACGGGGCCGCGCGCGGGTTTTACGTCGCGGTATTTGATGACGACGGACATTTTTTGGGGAATCTATGAGAGATTATTTTGCTGCTTTGATTATTGCGGCCGCGCTGTGCGCGTTGGCCTTGGAATATTTCGACATTTTGATTAAATAAGGGGAAACCATGAAAATTATCACTTTGGGAACTACACGCTACACCGTGCGCGACGACCGTACCGACATCATGGCCGCGCATGCGAAGTGCACTGGTAAGCATAGACTGGTGAAGTCTAAGGGGGCCGAAAAGCGGTTTTATCCGGTTTATTGGACTGGCGACTCGACGGCCGAATACGTGGCCGAATACGAAAAACTCAATAAGAAAATTATGCCTTGGGACTGGCAGGCCCTGCGCGCCGAGCCCTGCCTGCCTGCCGTGGGTGAAGATAGCATGTGGGAGGTGGCCAATGAATCCGATATTTAAGCAGGCGCTCGCGCCGTGGACACCACAGCCTTCAAAAACCGACCTCGTAACGCGCGCGTTAATTATGGGGCTGACTGCGCCGGATGCCCAGCGGGCGCAGGAATGCGCTGACATGGCCGAGCACTGGGCCCAAGGGCTCACGGAGGCCGAGGTGGAGCGGTGCAAAGCGGAGGCCATGCAATATGTCTAACTTAACTGACTTCTGCGCCATGCCGCGCACAATGTACGAAATAGAGGCGGAGGGGTTTACCCGCGGCATGGTTTATGGGGCCGTGAAGCGGGGCGAGCTGGTAAACCAAAATCGAAAAGACGCGTGGGGGCGAACCAGGCGCGGCGCTGGCCTGTTCACTGTGGCTGCACCGGCACCGGCCTATAATGCCGCGCCATTGGTGGAGGTATGGCGCTGATCATCGCGGCCATTTTGGCCGCTATACTGGCGGTGCTGCTAAACCTCTGAGCAGTTGCCAAAACCTCATAGCCCGCCTTGTGCGGGCTTTTTTTACGCCTCGACCATGTCGCGCAGGTCGGACTTACTGACGCGCGTATGCTCGGGGGCGCAAAATATATGCTTTTTGGTGCTATAGGTGCGCGACGCGACGCGGCCCATGTCGACCCAATTGGCCTCCTTAAGCGCGTGGAGTAGTGCGGCCTGCACTATTTTAACCCCGTTGGGTGCCATGCCCTGCAGGCGGTCGCAAACCCCGTGGAAGGGGGACGCGATGACCCCACGGGAGAATTCGCCCACGCGCCGGCGCAGTTGATCGACCAAGAATGACTCGGCCGTGCTCATGCCGTGCTCGACCATGATGGCCTTGGCCTCGGTGAGCGGTGGCGGCGCGTTGGGGTTCCAGTCCGACACGTCGCGGGTGTGCAGGTAATGGGCGACGGCCTCAAAGCCCGCGCGGTGCTGGTACCAATTCCAAAGTGAAACAGCCAGCGCCTCGGGTAACTTGGGGGCGGCGCTCCACAGGACAAACCACCGGCGATCTTCTGAGGGTAACGAGATGGCCACGCGCTCATTAGAAAACGCAATGACGAACACGCGGTTGAGCGCCATATAGGGGTGCAAGCCCTTACGGTTGACCATGAGAAGCTCAGGGGGCGCTGCAATGATGGGCTTGAGGGTATTTTCCAATGCGCGGCGGTCTTTGGCCTCTGCTTGGCGAAGCTCTGCAATTTCCATGACTTCGCACTCCAGCGCGTAGCCCCATTGGGAGTTAAGGTCTTCGTTTTTGACCAGTGAGCAATTGACCTTGGCGTCGCCACCAATGGCCCAAAAGAAGGGGGCAAAAAGGGTGTCTTTGCCTGATCCGTGGTTGCCACCCATCAGGATGGCGTGGTTGATCTTATGGGCGGGGAATTGCACCTTATGCGCCAGCGCGTTGAGGAGGTGCTCACGCTCAAAGGGCTCGGGGATCATGCGCTCGACGTGTTCCAGCCACGGGCGCACGTCACCGGCCTGCGCTTTGGGGCGGGCGTCGCGCCAGCGGTTGCCGTAGACCAAGCCGTCACGGGCGACCAGTATGGTGGCACCGGCTGCGTAGGTGATGCCGGCCAGCGCCTTGGCGCCCTTGGCTTGGCGGTTTTCGTCAAACGACACGGACGCCTCAATGCGGCGCTTGGCGTTGTGAATCGATTTGCAGTCAATATGGCGAAACAAGGCGTTGAAGGTGCTACGGGTTATTTCACGCCGGTCGGTCATGTCGAAGTAACCGTCATCCGCTTG